CTGGCCCAATAGTCCGTCTGTACGCATAGCCAGGCCTACAAGAAACTTAAGTGCATCATCGTAAGGTTCTTCATTCGAAAGAGTATTCTGCCAGACTCTGCAAGGTACGGGTAAGTCACAACCATCGAACATGTGGCGCATGAGGAAACGATCGCCGAACATGAGTGAACCTTTGATTCCTGCATCATCCGCGGCTGCTCTGAAAGCTTTCCCCTTCGTGATCAACCCTTTAAGCGACGAGTCCATGAGAAGCGTGTCGTCTGACTGAACGAAGAAGTGCTCCGTTCCGCTCCCTGCAGGTTTGTTAATGTACTGGGTTAGATAATCAACGGCGCTTGACGCGTTAAGGACGCCGCAATCGATGAGAGCTTGAACGTTAACTATTACGTTTACGAGGGTGCCCTCTTCACTAGTAATCTTAAGACCCGATAGCAAACCGATAGCTCGTGGTTTAAATATCCAGCCCTTAGTCGAGGCACCAGCGCCGTAATCAGGCCAGATCATGGGAATATCGTGGTGGAGCATCGCCAGGATGTCGCGCCAGAAGTTTCCATGAGGAAGTCTCCTTACGTACGTCTCGGTGAAGTTCGTGAAAATCGGAATTGGAATGAATCGGTCGTAGTTACTGTAATCGCCTTCAGCAATAAAGGGTCGGGTTCGTCTAATGTGATCTAACCGCCTCCGCCTGGCATCACCATCATGGAAGGCGCCGGGTAACATCATGCGTAGTACCTTCCATCTCATTTGTATGGGTGATATGGCCAGATTAAGGAGATAGGAAGCCATGAATGCGACGCGATTAGTATTGTAGCCACGAAAATCAAGGTCAGTAACGAAGCCCTGCGACGTGCGCTTAAACGAATGGTTCCACTTATAACCGGGCTGCAACCGTCGCACGGGGGCGATGCAGAAAGGCCATCCCTCAACAGGCGTCCCTTTCGCTCTACGATCAACCTCCTTGAGGAAGTTTTGCAAGTTGTGCCCTTGATAGCCGATACCAGAGAACATCTCCAGCAGCTTTAATCTCGCGATTGGCGTACCTTTGGCATCCATCTCGGCAGAGAACAGGGGGTAACCGACGTTGGTGTCAATGGGGTCGCCAGCATCCATCTTAAGTGTCGCTAACAATGACTTAAACTTAGACGATTG